CTGGGGCTCCGCCCCGTGCCTTCCACTACGCCTCTTGCGAGGAGCAAAGGAAGTCCGACCACCAATAAAGGTGGTCGGGTGCACCCACTACTGGAAGTCTCCAGTAGACCCACTTCCGCACGAACTTGTGTGTCGGAGTGGAGTAGCCACTGCCGTCTCTATAATCGTAGGGATCAGAGGCTTCTCTTGTGGAGAAACACATCTTCACTTCCCCCAGAACTCGAGGCTCGCCCATAGCACGCAAGTGCCAGAGGAACGCGCCCCGCCTGTCCCGGGATTCACCACGCTGACTTTTAGCCGTGTACGCCTTAAACTTAAGCGTCCACGTCTTATTTCCAGCGGAGTCCCTAGTCTTAAAGAGCTTCATCTCGTGAGCCCAATTTGGGGATAACCACACCCCACTCACGGTGCTTTCATTATAAGGAACAAAGGGCAGTTCCCAGTCGGCCGTTAGGCCTCTGAGGTATGTCCAAAGTTCCCCGAAGGGTTCAGCAACGCTAGCTAGCGTGTTGATGAAGTGACATTGGAAGGCTTTACGCTTATCCAACTCCCGAAAATAAACGGGTGTCACATCGTGCCCTTCATACCAATTTGAGCCACAAGACTCCCGAAAGGGACCCTCTGTGAAACTCTTGTCGGTATTAAGATGAAAGCCGATGAACTTTAACAGACGCTCGAGCTTACTCGCCAACTCAGTTTCGATGATGATGTCATCACCATACACTGAATAAGCTTTCGACCCAACCGCCCTACATGCGGCAACAAACATCAACGTTTCAAGAGTGAAGGTGGCGCCGTTTCCCATCGAGGAAAACTTCGCATACCTTTTGTTCACTCCATCTATGCACGTCATAGGTGAACGCACATCCCTCAAATACCGGAACCAGCTGCTCGGAAGCAGCCAGGCCACAGCATTAAAACAGAGGGTGTCACTTGCCATTGACAGATCGAGAGTGGCCAGAGAGCCATCCACCGATCCTAGGCAGGCGAGACGTTGGTTCAAGGACTGGTCGCTGAGGTCAACCCTGACCTTTCGCAGACGGGATTTTATGTACGTATCGCACGCGAGCTGTAACGGCAGATTGCCGTCCGGCTCACACGCAATCGTGCGGTCCGTCTTCCAGTTCTTAGCTACAAACTCCAGACGATTGGCCTCCGTGTTTACGAACCGTACTCCGCTCACCCCAAACCATCGGGATAAAGCGGTAATGTAGGGTTCCGCACGGCTGGTGCATGCCACTTTTAAACTACATTTCCTATGTGGCTGCGCCTCTTTACGGCTTCTCGTCGCAGTAGCGCCTGAGGTAAACCGTACCAGCCTAGGGAGCTCATCTAAGAAGTTCGATGAGTCATCCCGTTCCTTAGCTTCGGCTGGGGAGAAGGGCCCCAATATCAGATCGACTTCACGTTCCATCCTGGACAACCAGAACGCAAGATCGGGATCAAGACGATCCCGCTCACGATAATAGAAGTCCAGGCGCCTGTTTGCTATCCTACAAAGCTTTTCGCCGCGCTCGAAAGACGCGACGGCAGCTTCATGGGCAGCAGCAGGGTCCGTGAAGGCCTTGTTCTTTTTAAACAGGGCTTCGATCTGCATCAGGGTCCTCCAACCCTCCCTCCCTGACAAAGCGGGGGGAGATAGGTTGGTGCAAGCAGCCAAGAGTTTGAAACTGCGGCTCCTTATCCATCCGGACAGGGTGTCGTAGATCTCTTGGCTTAGGTGCTGCTTGCGGTCACGAAGGTAGTATCGACACGTGTCGTATGCTATCTCTCTAGGGTCCATTGTATTGGTCTCCTAATTTCTCGAAGGGTTGGCTGCTAATCGTCGTGAGACGTCAGCAAATACGAGCCGTTCACCTCTGGGAGTTCCTGCTCCGTCCCACTTTCGCCAGAATCGGCGCAGTACGGGTCGGGCCACTCGCCCTTGTTAGGGCAAAGTTTGACAGGTTCTCCCTCGATGAACAGCGACTCGGGTCCGACCGCGCCAAAGGCTACAAAGATAGCCACAGCGAGGCCGAACAGTATCCGGGCCGCCAAAACGCTCATACAAGCCATTCCTGTGTGGACACTGTGTTGGTGAATTCATCACCCGCAATAATATCGCGGATGATGGCCAGCGCAGCGGTCACGTCGGCCGCAATCCCATCCAAGGGACGGCGGACGACCATCGAGAATGTGACCTTTGACGGGAGTAGGTCGCCATTGGCGTCCTCCGTGCTCGACAACACCGTGATGGTGTCCTCGATTACGGTTTGGTTTCCCGTCGGTACCTTACGCTTCTGCAGGACCAGACGCGGCTCAGCCGCGCTATGGCCCGTGTAAGTGTAAGTGCGTGAGTTTCCATTATCGGCAAACTCGGTGAGTGCAGTAGTCATAGCTGCCATTTAATCATCTCCTAGATGAAGTGAAGTTACCTCAACCGCTGTCCCAACAGTGATAGCAAATCTCTTAGCTGATCAATGCTGAGGGGTGAGGGGTTAACTAACGGAAGATAGGGTACAGATGAAGGTATCCGGGTGGTGCAAGCAAGGTTCACTTCTGCCTGCAATTCGCTATCACCCGTCCAACCTGAGGACCAAGCAACCGATGTCAAGCTAGTAGTTCGCTTGCCATCGACCTTGTATCCCCAGGCTGATTCAGTGTGGGTCGCGAGACCCAGGAAGCTAAGAGCTTCAAGCCATTGCCCAACATCAAAGAACCAGTCCACGATAAAACTGTAGGGAACAATTTCCCATGCAGTCGTGAACGGGTTTATGTTGAGTTTTGGAGACGGCGCCAGTGCCAGCACGTTACCCCTGACCGAGACCTCGAACTCATCCGTAATGGAGTAGTACCGAGTTCCCGATACATCGGTGTAAGTGGTCGTGCCAGTTTGCACATAATGCCTCTTGTAGCCCACCCGCTCTTTAAGAACTTCTGATCGTTTCTTCTCCAGCCCGAATAACAATTTTTGGATATCTTGTATGTCGTACTTAAGAATCCGCCAACCGTATCGGGTTTCCAGCCATTGCCCAGACCAGTCTGCCTTTCTTAGGCCCTCCAGCGTACGCCGGAGGAGGTTTGTGAACATCTGGATGGTTTTATGGAGTTCAGCAGCGAACGTTAAAGCGTCCCACCCACGGCTATAGATGTTACTAGCCGCCGCTTGAAGCGCTCGTCGGCCCAAGGATTCCACCTCATCGGTGTCGATCCCAAGGCTCTCGAGGGTCCAGGAACTTGGTATTTGCCAAGTACTGATAAGAGGACGCAGGCCTACCCATTTGCTTTTTAATCCCGTCGCAAGGACGGTGAGCTCATGGTTGGCTACTGACAAACCACCCGTAATTTCCTGCTGTTTCCAGTAGGTGAGTGGTAGCAGTTTTCGTTGCTTAAGTAACAAGTGGAAATGCTCAATATCATAGCCATTATGGCTGTAAGCATCCTCGCTGGTAACAAAATCCAGCGTTGTTCCAGTCTGTGTCCAAGGTCCAGGCGGACTGTACGTCCACTTGGTTGCCGAGGACCAGTTCTGGTAACTCCCCTTGTATAACGATCGTGGGATAAGCTTCACGAGATACCTCCATAACAATTAAGGCAGCTTCGTCCTAGCCTGGTGTTTCACCAGATATTCTCGTTAACTAGACTTGGCGGATTTACCGCTCTCAAGCTAGCACAAGAACGTAATGTCTGAGCATTGGAATACCCAGCATCGCGGACGCATGCAATTCGGCCCGAAGGCCTACTCACCTTACCAGTCGTACACCGTTTATACAACTGTGTACCAGGTAGCCATAATGGCACGTGGAGAGATCCACGCTGGAGCCCCGAAAGGGGCT